AAGAAGCGAGTATCAATATGGATTATCACAAAGCAATCAAGAAAACAGTGACAGAAACTATTGAGTACGAGGAGGTAGAACATGACTGAACAAACTAATCAAGATGTCGATATTTTAACGCAACTAGGTGTAAAAGACATCAGCAAACAAAATGCAAACAAGTTTTATAAATTTGCGATATACGGCAAGTTCGGTACTGGTAAAACTACGTTTTTAACAAAAGATAACAATGCCTTAGTACTAGATATAAATGAGGACGGAACAACGGTAACAGAAGATGGGGCAGTTGTGCAGATTAAGAATTATAAGCATTTTAGTGCAGTGATTAAAATGCTGCCTAAAATTATTGAACAACTAAGAGAAAACGGAAAACAAATTGATGTTGTAGTGATTGAAACAATCCAAAAGTTACGTGATATCACTATGGACGACATCATGGACGGTAAATCAAAGAAACCGACATTTAATGATTGGGGCGAGTGTGCTACACGCATTGTAAGTATTTATCGTTATATTTCTAAATTACAAGAACATTATCAATTTCATCTTGCTATAAGCGGACACGAGGGCATTAACAAAGACAAAGATGATGAGGGAAGTACTATCAATCCAACAATCACGATAGAGGCACAAGACCAAATAAAAAAAGCAGTCATCAGTCAATCTGACGTGTTAGCAAGAATGACAATAGAAGAACATGAGCAAGACGGCGAAAAAACTTATCAATATGTACTTAACGCTGAACCATCAAATTTATTCGAGACAAAGATAAGACACTCAAGCAACATCAAAATTAACAACAAACGTTTCATTAATCCAAGTATTAACGATGTTGTACAAGCAATTAGAAATGGTAATTAAAAATTAATTAAAAGGACGGTATAAAAATTATGAAAATCACTGGTAGAACACAATACATTCAAGAAACTAATCAAGAGGCATTCATGAAAGGTGGGGACTTTTTAGGAGCTGGAGAATTTACAGTAAAAGTTGCAAATGTCGAGTTTAACGACAGAGAAAACAGATACTTCACGATTGTTTTTGAAAACAACGAAGGTAAACAATACAAACACAACCAATTCGTCCCACCATTCCAACAAGATTATCAAGAAAAACAATATATCGAGTTACTTAGTAGATTAGGAATTAAATTGAACTTACCAGATTTAACTTTTGACACAGATCAATTAATTAACAAAATCGGAACTATTGTACTTAAAAATAAATTTAACGAGGAACAAGGCAAGTATTTTGTAAGACTCTCATATGTAAAAGTTTGGAATAAAGACGATGAAGTAGTTAATAAACCAGAACCTAAAACTGATGAGATGAAACAAAAAGAACAACAAGCAAATGGGAAGCAGACGCCAATGAGTCAGCAATCAAACCCATTCGCTAATGCTAATGGACCAATAGAAATCAATGATGATGATTTACCGTTCTAGGACGTGGTTTAAATGCAATACATTACAAGATACCAGAAAGACAATGACGGAACTTATTCCGTCGTTGCTACTGGTGTAGAACTTGAACAAAGTCACATTGACTTACTAGAAAACGGATATCCGTTAAAAGCAGAAGTAGAGGTTCCGGATAATAAAAAACTATCTATAGAACAACGCAAAAAAATATTCGCAATGTGTAGAGATATAGAACTTCACTGGGGAGAACCGGTGGAATCAACTAGAAAATTATTACAAACAGAATTGGAAATTATGAAAGGTTATGAAGAAATCAGTCTGCGCGACTGTTCTATGAAAGTTGCAAGGGAGTTAATAGAACTGATTATAGCGTTTATGTTTCATCATCAAATACCTATGAGTGTAGAAACGAGTAAGTTGTTAAGCGAAGATAAAGCGTTATTATATTGGGCTACAATCAACCGCAACTGTGTAATTTGTGGAAAGCCTCACGCTGACCTAGCGCATTATGAAGCAGTCGGTAGAGGCATGAACAGAAACAAGATGAATCACTATGACAAACATGTATTAGCGTTATGTCGCGAACATCACAACGAGCAACATGCGATTGGTGTTAAGTCATTTGACGATAAATATCACTTGCATGACTCGTGGATAAAAGTTGATGAGAAGCTCAATAAAATGTTGAAAGGAGAAAATAATGAATAAGTTATTGATAGATGATTATCCTATACAAGTTTTGCCGAAATTAGCTGAATTAATAGGGTTAAACGAAGCAATAATATTGCAACAAATGCATTATTGGATAGGGAACAGCAAACATGAATACGACAACAAAAAATGGATTTATAACTCTTATTCTAAATGGATAGAACAATTCCCGTTTTGGAGTGAAAGCACTATAAAAAGAGCTATCACCAGTTTAGAAAAACAAAACCTATTGCATGTAGGTAATTACAACAAAGCTGGATTTGATCGTACTAAATGGTATTCAATAAACTATTTCGAATTAGAAATATTGGTGACCCGAGCATCAGGTCAAAATGACCCGACGATGAGGTCAAAATGGCACGATGGAAGAGGTCAAAATGACCCGACCAATACCAGAGACTACACAGAGACTTCTTCAGAGACTACTACAAATAATAGCGCAACTGACGTTACGCATGAGCAATTTGAGGAATGGTGGAAACTTTACGACAAGAAGAAAGATAAGAAGATGTCTTTTACTAAATTCAAATCATGCTTAAAGAAACATACTTTTGAGCAAATCATGCAAGGTACTCGAGAGTATTTAAAAACTATTACAGACAAACAATATCAAAAGTACCCTAAAACGTTTTTAACTAACGAAAGCTATATGAATGATTATAGCGAAGAGATTAAAGAAGAAGTAAACAATCAATATATAGATGCATTCCAGCGTGCATCTCAATCAAGTATAGAAAATTTACCGTTTTAAAGGAGTGAGAAAGTGGAGTCATTCCAGAACTTAGCAAAGAAACCAACTTTAAAGAAACAAATCATTGAACAAGCGTTTGATTTGAAATGCGAGAACTGTGGACGTAAGTACGACTATTACAAATTTGATGACGGTTCAGAATTCAAACATGGTTGTGACTGCGAAATGATAGAGTTCGCCAAACAATCAACCGAAAACTATCACAAGAGAAACAGACGGAGAAAAGCAGAACGCATATTCAAGCAATCGATAATGAACGAAGATCTAACGAAAGCAACGTTTGATAATTACAATCCGACTAACGAACAACTAGTGTATGCAAAAAACTTATGCGAACGTTACGCAAACAATTTCACGTTAGACAATAAACAATCGCTACTAATTCAAGGCTCATTTGGTACAGGTAAATCACACTTATCAATGAGCATTGTTAAATCAGTTAAAGCTAAAGGCTACACAGTACTATATATGAACGTACCTCAATTGATATCAACGATAAAAAACACTTATAACAACCAAACTGCTATGACTGAACAGGAATTAGCTCAAATTATAAGTGATGTCGATTTAATGGTATTCGATGACTACGGTATCAACATGAATGAATTCGCTACTAGTAAAATGTTCGAGCTTATAGAAAGTAGAATAGGCAAGCACAATATCTTTACTACCAACTTAGACGAGAAAGAAATGACAAAAAACAAAGACTTACAACGTATATTCAGCAGAATCATGAGCAATACAACACTAATCAAGATGGACGGTCAAGATTACAGAACTAGAGGTTTAAAACTATGATTACCAAAGAATTTTTAAAAACTAAACTTGAGTGTTCAGATATGTACGCTCAGAAACTCATAGACGAGGCGCAGGGCGATGAAAATAAGTTATATGACCTATTTATCCAAAAACTTGCAGAACGTCATACACGCCCCGCTATCGTCGAATATTAAGGAGTGTTAAAAATGCCGAAAGAAAAATATTACTTATACCGAGAAGATGGCACAGAAGATATTAAGGTCATCAAGTATAAAGACAACGTAAATGAAGTTTATTCGCTCACAAGAGCCCATTTCAGCGACGAAAAGAAAATTATGACTGATAGTGACCTAAAACGATTCAAAGGCGCTCACGGGCTTCTATATGAGCAAGAGCTAGGATTACAAGCAACGATATTTGATATTTAGAGGTGGCACAATGAGTAAATACAACGCTAAGAAAGTTGAGTACAAAGGAATTGTATTTGATAGCAAAGTGGAATGTGAATATTACCAATATTTAGAAAGTAATATGAATGGCGCTAACTATGATCGTATCGAACTACAACCGAAATTCGAATTACAACCTAAATTTGGGAAGCAAAGACCGATTACGTATATAGCCGATTTCTCTTTGTGGAAGGAAGGGAAACTGGTTGAAGTTGTAGACGTTAAAGGTAAGGCGACCGAAGTTGCCAACATCAAAGCGAAGATATTCAGATATCAGTATAGAGATGTGAATTTAACATGGATATGTAAAGCGCCTAAATACACAGGTCAAGAATGGATGGTATATGAGGACTTAGTGAAAGTCAGACGTAAAAGAAAAAGAGAAATGAAGTGATTTAATGCAACAACAAGCATATATAAACGCAACGATTGATATAAGGATACCTACAGAAGTTGAATATCAGTATTTTGATGATGTGGATAAAGAAAAAGAATCGCTGGCAGATTACTTATATAACAATCCTGGCGAAATACTAGAGTATGACAATTTAAAAATTAGAAATGTAAATGTAGAGGTGGAATAAATGGCGGGCATAAAAACGAAAGTGAGAATAGACGGTAAATTGATGACGCTTATTGATGCATCTGATAAATATGACATCAAAGTATCGACACTAATTACTAGGTATGACAGAGGTTCAAGAGGAAAAGATTTAATACAAAATGTAGTAAAGCCTAAGAAAGTAAAGGTTGACGGTAAGATGATGACTGTTAGCGAAATAGTTAAAAAGTACAACCTAAGCAAAGGACTACTTAATTACAGGATAGCAAAAGGGTTAACGGGCGATGCGCTTATTGCGCCACCACAAGAAAAACCCCCTTCTAAATACACTGAATATGAAAATGAGCAGATGAGAAAGAAAGGGCTCACGCCAGAAATAGTTAGAAACAGAGTTGCGAAGGGTTGGGAGTTGTCGGAAGCAATTGATGCACCTTTCGGCATGAAGCTAAACGACTATAGAGAAATACAAATAACAAAAGCTTTGGAGCGAGAACGTGCAATGGTTAGGCAACAACGTAAAGAGGCTGAGCTAAGAAGAAAGAAGTCACATTTGTTTAATGTACCTCAAAAACATTCACGTGATCCGTACTGGTTTGATACTACTTATAACCAAATGTTTAAGAAATGGCAGGAAGCATAAATGCCTAAAACCGATAGCGCATGTAAAGAATACTTAAACCAATTTTTCGGATCTAAGAGATATCTGTATCAGGATAACGAACGAGTGGCACATATCCATGTAGTGAATGGCACTTATTACTTTCAC